AAAAGAAAGACTCAAAGATACATCACCGAATCTGCCACTTATGTTATAAACCAATGTAAATGGAAAGCAGCTGATGAATTCTGTCATGAACATGGTTGGGAATTCAAAGTACTAACGGAGAAAGAATTAGGTATTAAATAATCTTCTGAAACAGCACACCACTACTTATGCTTCTTCCAATGGTTAATTGAGGCAATGATGTTGTTCCGGAAATAAATTCGCCTTGTATAAATACCAATATGGCTCAACTATTAGATAGAATCAATCGAGAACTAGGAAAAACTGGACTTGCACCAGGATCAAGACTTGCTCGATCTTGGTTAGAAACAAAGATAAAGAATCTCAATCCTTCAGCTGAAAAGTTGATGGCTGATAGAAAACGCATGTCGAGTTCCACCTTTATCGGAAGTATGTATTTCTTTTATTATGATCCTAAAACGAAAGATAAGTTGCAATATTACGATAGGTTCCCATTGGTTTTACCAATAGAACGATACCAAGACGGTTTTCTAGGGTTGAATCTACATTATATTCACCCAAAGCAACGAATTTTTCTATTGGACGCATTGAGTGATTATGCTACAAATACTAAATTCGATAGAACAACAAAGTTGAAATTGAGTTATGATTTATTGAGTAGAACTTCTATGGCGTATCAACCTTGTGTTAAGAGATATCTGTTCTCGCACGTACAGTCTCGTTTTCTTGAGATTGATGCGAATGAGTGGGACGTAGCTGCATTATTACCTGTTGAACAATTTCAAAAGAGCTCAAGTTCTAAAGTTTGGGCAGATTCTAGGAAAAAATACTGATGGCATTCTCACCCAACGAATTCATATCGACAATGAAAGGCCTAGGCGGACCGGCAAAGTCTAGTTTGTTTGCCGTGGTTATACCGATACCGACATATATCAATAACTATGTAACCTATAATGTCACGGATGCCATCCAAAATCTAGGAAACAATCTTGTAAACTCTTTTATTGATCCTATAACAAGTTTCATTAATCAGTCGCTTGGACGTGGTCCTATACCAGAGGAACAGAGAACATCCAACGCCACATTGTCTAGACAATTGGCCTTCTTATGTGAAGGTGCTGAGTTACCCGGAAAGTCCTTTCTGACGCATGAAGCAAAGGTTTACGGACCTACTTTTAAGGTGCCATATCTTGCCCAATATCAGGATATGAACCTGACATTTCTATGCACTCGAGCGATGCCTGAAAGAATATTCTTCGACAGATGGATGCAGGCAATATTACCTACAGATACTAATAATCCTAGATTTCCGAAAAGTGAGAAGTCTAGATACCTGACCAATATTCAGATCATTAAATATGATGAACAGGCTCAGAATGTTTTACAAATAGAATTGATTGATGCATATCCAGTAGGAATGGCTGCACAGTCGATGAGTTGGTCTGATGATGCTTTTCTGAGATTGAGTGTTTCATTCGCATATCAGAGTTATAGAGTAGTGTTTAATGGTGGGTTTAATCCTTCTCAGGAAAACCTTATCAATTTCGGTTTGAATAGACCGTAGATAATTTATTAATGGAGTAATTATGGCTTTACCTAAAATTGATGTTCCAATCTTCGAATTGAAATTGCTTTCAACTGGCAAAAAAATTAGATTTAGACCTTTCACGGTGAAAGAAGAGAAGTTGTTCTTAATGGCTGCACAAGATGTCGATTCCAAATCAGCATTCAATACTGTCATTCAAGTTCTGAATAATTGTATTCTTGATGAGATTGATGTTGAGATGTTGCCGATGTTTGATATTGAATTACTATTTCTCAACCTGCGAGCCAGGTCGATAGGAGAAGTGGTTGATATAAGTTACAAGTGTAACAATAACATCGAAGAAGAATCTGGTGAATCACATAAATGTAATAATGTTGTAGAGATGAAAGTCAATCTACTGGAAATTCAACCTTCAGTTGACGAGAAACACACCAACAAAATACAATTGACCGATAAATTGGGCATCGTCATGAAGTATCCTAATATGCAATTTTTAAGCAATGAAACTTCCGGTGACGAATTCGACATGATTGTGAACCTAATCGTGGATTGTATCGAATATATTTACGATGAAGAAAGTATCTATTATGCAAAAGATTCAAGTCGTGAAGAATTGATGGAATTTTTGGATTCGTTACAATCTAAGGAATTGGAAAAAGTAAAAGTGTTTTTCGATACTTTACCAAAAGTCAAAAAGGATTTAGAGTTTAAGTGCAACAAGTGTGGATATAACGAAAATATTACTTTAGAAGGCATACAAAGTTTTTTCGTGTAATTTTTAGTCATGATAATTTAGGTAACTACTATCAGACTAATTTTGCAATGATGCAACATCACAAATATAGTTTGACAGAATTGGATAACATGTTACCTTGGGAAAGAGATATTTACGTGAATTTATTACTGAAATATCTTGAAGAAGAAACTGAAAGAATGAAAGCGTTACAACAACAGAGAAAATAAATGGCAACGTTGGCAGATGTAATCAGATCGAAAAGAAAGTCCGGTCAAAGTAGGACCGGTTCTTTCTTTGGCAGTCTAAAAGATAAATTGAAAGAGACTATTGATCCTCGTCAATTGTTCAATCAAAGTGGAATTCTCACTGCTCTTTTTCCGTCACTTAAAGCTTATAAAGCAAAAGGTGTCGGTGAAGAAACCGGTAAATTGATTCAGAGACGAACTGCGGAGTTATCAAACTCACCACAGTCGATGAATGGAGGAATGGATCTTTCTGTCATCGAGCAGAACACAAAGATGTCCGCTGTCAATTCTATGGCTTTACCTGGATTATCCAGAGATGTAAATGTCATGAGACAGAACATTTCGAAATTGGTAAAAGTTGTTGGATTAAAACCCGAAACAAAGGCTGACCGATTTTTCAAGAAGAGTTCGGAAAGAGAAAAAGAATATGAGAGTAAATTTAAAACACGACCTAAACTAACTGGTCCAAATACTACCATTTCCGATGAAGAAGAGAAATCGAAAGGTTTTCTCGGTAGTCTTTTATCTATAGTCGGTGGTTTAATTAAAGCTGTTACAACAACAATAGGTAAAATATTCAGCACACTCTTCACCTTACTACAGGGACTAGTTACCAGTCTATTTACTACTTTAAAGGTTGTGTTGACAACAGTAATCACCTCATTGTTTGGTTTATTCAAAACCTCTATCGGAAAATTGTTAAAATCTTTAGGTAAAGTTTTTTCTTTGATGGGTGCTGGAGGATTGGCAACAATAATTAAAGCAGTAATTTCCAGTAAAGTTGTCTTGGCAGCATTAGCCCTCCTTGTTTTAGCAGAATTTTTCAGAAGACGTTTGTTAAATAAAGAAAAAGAATCGTTTTTATTCAATGAACTGCATCGAAAAAAATTATCCGGTGAAATGAATGAAGACGAAAGTACAATATACAATGAGTTGAGAGCCAAAGGTCATAAGACAAAAGAAGAAAGATTCATGCGAGAATCCTACGAAGGTCAAACTGGACAGAAAGAGTTTCAGGATTTTGTGGGTGTTATGAGTAGTCAGTTATCGTTTAAAGAAGGAAATAGATTTTATTTAACCAATGAAGAATTATATGACAAATATGGGGCAGACAGAGAGACTATCGATGAATGGCTTCGTGCTGGTGCTGTTGAAAGTCTTGGAGAAGTTGAAGAAAGATTAATAAATCCATCAATGCAAGCAGACCCGGTCGGTGAACAAATCAGTCCGGGTGTGCAAGTCAATAAAGTTGGAAAGGCATATTATAATGAACGTTTAGATGGCAAGCTCGCACAAAAAGCTGAACCTTTTGTGGAACAAGCTGTTGGTGTGGTAACAGATGCACCCAGAGCCTCTGTTGCACCAACACAAGAAAACAATTCCGGATCTCAACTCGATTCAAGAACTTTAGATTTGGGTATGTTATCCGAAGAGACGGGAAGTTATACAAATATACAAAGTGTAACTATACCCTCACAATCAACCTCATCCACTGGCGGAGGCGCAACTCGCCAAACGATACCGGACGTTATAAATCCTGTTAGACCCTCACTGGCCGGAGGATGGACCTAAATGTCTAAATTGAGCGAAATCGTTTCACGTAGAAGATCGTCGGGACAGAGTAGAACTGGTGCTTTATTCGGTAGTCTTAAAGACAAAATAAAAGAGACTATCGATCCTCGTCGGATATTCAACCAGACTGGAATTTTAACAGCTTTATTTCCTTCACTTAAAGCTTATAAGTCCGACTCTACAACACAAAAATTTAATAACACTGGTGCACCGAGTTGGCTCGATGTAAAAACAAAAAATATACAAGTGGAAAACATAGAAAAAAATACGCAAATATTTGCCAAAAATTCTATGTATTTTTCAGAAATTGCTAGAGATATCAATGTCTCTAGAATAAATGTCGGTAAATTGGTAAGACTGGTTTCTCCCGCAGCTGCCGAAAAGGTTGACATGTATTATAAGAAGACTTCGGAGATGGAAAAATCTTATGAGTCTAAATTTAAATCTGAATCTAAGAAGTCCACCAGAGTAGACAATAAGTCCAAAAAGTCATCGTTCAGTTGGATAAAAATGATTGGATTGATTGGTACTGTAGGAATCTCCTATTTGCTTTTAGACTTCATAAAAAATAAAGAAGAGTCTATCGTAAAGGAAATATATGACGATTTGGATGAAAAATTCGACTCGTTCAAAAATAATTTCCTAGATTTTAAAGAAAAAGCTTTTATAGATTTCGACAAAGAAAGGTTACAACTTATAGGTAAACTGGAATCACAGACTGATGGAATGATAGACACATTGTCAAAGGATTTCACTTTTAAATCGATATACGATTACATAGTTGATGGAACAGGCCCCCTAAAGAAGTATGCGGAAACGGTGTCTGAATTCAAAGGAAAATTAGCTGAAGCTGCCACTAATGTTTTTCCGGCAGCGGCCGCTTCAACATTACCAGTAGTTATACCTAAAACTGATACGGGTACTGGTACTGGCACACCTTCATTAGGTCGTTCCACACCATCCACACCATCCACGCCAACGAGATTAGGAACTACAAATACACCAACAGGATATTCTGAACTTATTGGAAAATATGAGGGTGCAGGAAAATACGATACGGTGTTTGGTAAAGCTGGCGGTGCCAAAATGAACGGAAAGTTAGTGACTGAAAATACAATCGCAGAAGTTGTGGATTGGCAGAAAAAAAATAGTCATACCAATAGACACGCTGCAGGTAAATATGGTTTCATTAATGTGGCTGATGTTGCAAAATTAGCTGGAATTTCTCCGAATGCATTATTCAATGCTGAAACACAAGAAAGGATGCAACAGGCGTTTACGCAGCGAAGTATGAAAGACTTGACATCGATCGGAATACAACCAACCTACGAGAATCTTTCACTAGCTCACACTGTTGGTCCAGCTGGAGCTAAAACTCTTCTAACGGCTCAAAAGTCAGGCAGAGGTAATTCTCAAGCCGCCGATGTTCTACATGCCGCTCACGGAAACCTGCCTAGAGATCCAATGGGTGGCAACAATTCACCAGCTAGAAAAACTAATCCCCACTTATTGAAATCGGTAGACGAAGTTATTGCGGAAAATCGTAGAAGATTTAAAAATACAACGATGCAACACAATGATGTACCAGATAAAATTTCTTTCGTGCCGCCATCAGACAATGAAGTGTCAACAAATATAAACTCGATGTCCAGAGTTGCGGTAATGAAAAATGCTAATCGAGGAAAAGAAGTTCTTATAGTGAATAGGGAAACTGTTTCGATACAGAATCAAACACAAGTTGCCTCAAATGTTAACACAGAAGATAAGAACTTAAATTCACTAATAGAATATGCTACCGTTTAACCAATAAAAAACCCACCTTTCGGTGGGTTTCTTTTACTTAGTCTTGATTCGCAAGAGACTTGAAATAATTCAAATCATCATCATCAGTTGACGCACTTACTGTTCTTGGATTATCCAAGACGCTAGGTGTGTCATCATTATATGTATCGACTGAAGTTTGTTCAGCACGGGTACGCATGTTAACTGCACCATCAAAACCCAATACTTTATCCAAACGTTGCTTTAACACATCATATGATTTAAAGCTTGATGCCTCAGTAAACTCTTTCAATGAATACTCTGACTTCCAGAGTTTTTCCAATTTCTCATCATCACCATCATAGACAGCTGACTTGTCAGAGAATTCTGATTTATCATAATTGCGGTAACCTTCAACTTGACGAATCTTCACTTTGAAGTTTGCACCTTCCCAAAGATCGAATGGGTTAACTGGTGTTTCATCAGCAAATTCTGGATTCATTGCTTCAGTAATCTTATCAAAGATTTTCTTACCGAATTTGTAGAGTTTAATCTTACCTTCGTTTTCTGGATTAGAAGGATCGGATACAACAAGAATGTTTGCAATGTACGTAAGTTTACGCTTCTGTTTGCGAACGATTTCTTTGTTAGATTCGATTCCTGAATTCCAGAGTGTGCTGTTGTGTTCACAAACAGGACATTTATCGTTAAGTGTTGTTAAACAGTTATCGATGAGCCATCCACCAGGTCCCTGAAAACCGTGATGAAACACTCGTACCCAAGGAAGAGCGTCATCACCATCTACTGATGGTGCGGGAAGAAAACGAATGACTGCCATTCCGTTTCCTGCTTTGTCTGCTGTGGGTTGCCAGAATCGGTCATCATCTTTAGAGCCTTTAGCTCCATCACCATTTGATTGTGTATTTTCAATCGCTTTAGTGAGTTGCTCGATGCTTGAGCGATTCTTTTTGAGTTTTGCAAAATCTACCATTTTATTACCTCGTATGAAAATTTATATTGTATATTACGGATTATCCACATGAAACATAGTATATCATGTATATATGTTACTGTCAAGCATTACTTCAATGCTTCTACTGCTATTTGCCTATACTTAACCTTATCGAATTGTATAAAGGGTGTGTACTTCATACATTTACGGTTATAGTTTGGCCACCGAATTGTATCGGTTATCTTCTTGTTCCATAAAGGGAAGAAGTTTATGAAATCGTTAAGAATGCAAAGTGTTTCCATTTGAGTTGAACTTTGTAAGGTTTCAGTCAAAAGTATTGGATAGTCACCTGTTGTTTTGAATAATTCATTTGCATTGTCAACCATACCTCTGAGGTGTTCACAATCCTGTTTAAACTTGTATGTCAGAGATTGTACTACCGACATCCTTTTCTTGTGAACCACTACCGCTTGTTCATCCAATAGATCACCGACCCATAACTTCTCTTTACTCAGTAGATTTGAAATAAGGAATTGAATGTAGTCTTCCTTCTCTTGTCTTCTACTGAGTTTGTAGAAATAATATTTGTCTTTACGATTCTCAAAGGATTCAATTGTGATCCTACTCTTTCCGTTATATTTAAAGAAATCGTAGGAATCGGTTTCAAAATGTAACTTCAATGCATTGTAAATCGTGAAGGCTTCGTATCCTGTCATATTAAAAAGGTAAACGGTTAGATTTAGGTAAAAGATTTAAATCTTGTGCATCAGTCTCAAGTTTGGATTTTAGATTAGAATTTACCAGTGTAGAAGCAACCTCTATTTCCATTCCTGTCTGTTTACAGTACTCTACAATAGCCTCGATATGGTTGTAGTCTGTTCTAGCCACAATTTCTTCGATAGCTACTGCGAATTTTAGCATCTCATCTTTCGTAGGCATTATTTTACGATAGTTTCATAGAGGGTTTCAAATTGTTCATGCACAGCAACTTCCTCATCATAGTTCTGTTTATGATAAACTTTAACCATACGAGCAACTAGTCGTTTAGGTAACTGCAAGTTCTTACAGATATCATTTAATGATTCTTTGATATAATCTTTCTCGCCTTCCATGCGTGTCATTGATGCTGAACACTCACGTAGAACATCCAAAAGTTTCTTTCGATCTTCAGGATTAGAAATTTGATTCACACTCATTTGTTGTACTGCCATAATGTAACTCCTTAACGGTAAAAAATATGTCTTCCAATTTTCGCAGTTCTTTGCCTATTCCATTTGGGATTAACATGATCTGCATGAAAGAATAATGCACCTTTCGTAATGTCGTGTATGATTTTATAATCCATATAAACATTGAAGGACAATTGTTGAATTCTATTATACAATGATTCTTCTGGCCTTGTCAACCTCTTTTTGTTGTTGACCCATGAAAACTGGTAAAAATTGCCAGTCTTCTGATAAACAACACCACAAATATCATCTGGAAACTTACCAGAATGTACACGATTCATTGTTACCATAGCCAC